TATCAGGGCTGTCATAAATTTGGTCAATTGCTACGATAGGAACACCATAGTATCTACCAATTTTACCAGTATTCAAAACTTCATTGATTTTATCTTGTGATATCCCAACGTTTGTACCACCACCATCATCCCAAAATGCAGCGAACTTGGAAATAGGGGTAACTACTGAACGAAGACCAACGATGGCCTTTGCACCTGTAGTTGTTTGGTTAATTCTATTGATAGCTGCTTCTAGAGCAGTTGCATCAATAGCATGACCTATAGATACATAGTTATCAGGGGTATTTGAACCAGACCAGATACTTCCCAAAGCAGAGAAAATTTTATTGTAATAAAAGTCTTTCAACTTTGCAGACATTTCTGACTTAATTTCTTGAAGAGTTCCAATTTCACCACTCTCCATTTCCCATTCATTATAAGTAACTTTTACGTCAGCACCATCTAACACGAAGTTGATTCTTTCTGATTGCGTAATTTCAGCAGCTAAGTGAACTGCACCAGGAACCAGGGTTCTAACTCTGATGCCTTTTCTAACTTTCTTAACAAGGCTATCGCCTGGTTTTAAGGCTCTCGTAGTCAAAAGATTTCCAACAAATTCTCCTGTTAAATGATTAGGCTGAACGTATTCCACGATAATTTGTGACAACGCTTCTCTTTGGTTTCTATCTTTCACCATAGAAGCAATTGCTTCTTGAATTTGTTTTTCATCAGCCATAATAAGTACTCTCCTTTATATTTATAGTGTTCTGAAGGTTAAGGAACCATCATCAGAATTGAACCGCTCAACTATAGCGATAGTACCACCGCCTGCGTAAGCTAATTTACCAGCATTAGTTGTGTCATCATTGATATTTAATACTTCTAGTGGTGCACCAGCAGCCATAATATTAGCTGAGAATACAAATCCACCTGAAGGAACAGTGAAAACGCCTCTATCAAAGGCTAATGCTAAGTAACCTGAAGGGATTGTTACCCCATTTTGATTTCCAGGGTAAGTCATGTAAATTTCAGAGGTGAATGGAACATTTCCTGCTTGCTCAAAAGCACCTCGTCTTAGTGACCAATCATAGTGTGGGAATGGCACTAACATTTTAATATTGTCATCTACTTGAGAGTTATTTACAGGCCAAGTAACAATGTACTTAGCTAATTGAGCTTCCGCGTCAGTTCTTGGAAGTCTTACTCCCATTAAGTCTTCTCTGCTCCCCCAAAGATGACTAGAACTTTGGCTGGTTAATTGAACCATTCTGCCTTCAACGATGTCGCCACACACTACAACACCGATAATATCTGTATATTTATTGATTTCCATAGTTACTATACTCCTTAGTTTTTATTAAGATATTCGACCATATCTTTTTGTGTAATGGTTGTAGTCTCTTTACCACGAATTGCGGGAACACCTTGTGAAGTAATAGAAATTGACGCTTGACCTTCTTCGGCGGGTTTGAAAGCAGCTACAAGTTCTTGAATAAAGAACTCAAGTTGTTCATCCGTCATTCCAGCAAGTGCCTCTTCTTTTTCAGTAAAGTATTCATCAGTAATATCAAGACCTGCATCTTTAAATTTATTTTTAATTGAAGTCAGCTTGGTTTTCTTTGCTTCTGCTTCTTCAATAGTTTGTTTATAATTTGCTAATTCCTCATATTGAGGTTTTAACGCATCTAACTCTGTTTGAACAGTAGTTAAACTAGCTTGAAGTTCTGCAATTTGAGCTTCAAACTGTCCTTTTTGCTCATTCAAGAGTCTTTCATGTTCGGTTTTTTCAATCGTATCCATTAAATCTCCTTCTTTTTCGACTGAAGATAATGCTAGTGCAGTTGTTCTTCCTTGGTACGCAGGCATACCTACGATGGTTGCTGCGTTCATGGAGACATTTTTCAATGCTACACCTTCTTCTTCAACATCTTCGTCTGTATAAGTTAATTCCCAAGAAATATCAATACCTTTTCCCTCGGAGTATCTGTTTCTCAAGAATTCTACATCTTCATGTCTTTCTCTATCCCATAGAGCCGCTAATGCTTGGATTGAATTGCCTTCTGTTTTCAAATGTGTCATAACACCTAATGGAAATGTATCATCATGTCCTTCAGATACTTCTCCGTATGCCATTTTTAGGGGCATGAATAAGCCTGTTCTTAAAACATTAGCAAATTCTTCTCTAGGAATTCTCTGTTTATTAGCATTATGTTGGTCATCTGTCAACAAAAACTTCATCCAAGCAACGTTAGGGTTTAGAGAGATTGAAGCCGAAGCCGCCATCTCATCTATTTCTAACTTATCTATTAACAATTGTACATCAGATGCCATTAATGTGATTGTTTTCATAATATTTTAGCCTCTTTTATTGCTTACCATTGTCATTTCCAGGTGGTGCACCTGCTTTTGGCTTTGGTTTGGGTGCAGGTTTGGGTGCTGCTGGTTTTGTAGTTGGTTTCCCAGGTGCTCCTGGTACTACTGGAGGTGGTTCTCCTGCTGTTGGTAAATCTAGCCCCAACTCTTTCATCATTTCTTTTTCTTCTACCTTATGATTTAGTTCTTCTGCTAAGTCAAATCCATAAGATTCAGCAAATGATTTTCTAGATAAGTTACCAGTATCATATAATTTAGATACACCTTCATAGAATAATCTCAATCCTAATAAGTTTATAGGTTTGAATTTTACTTCAGGTAATTCTCCTTTAAGATTATTTCTTTCTTTTACTTCATAGAATACTTTATATATAATGGGGAAAAGTTCATCTCTCATTACATTCATTGTACTCTCTGGAGACAGTGTAGCTATCTCTGGGTCAGAAGTAAATGACCGTTCTGTTTCACCAGTAATTAGAATTCTAGGAAATCCTAATGCTAAGATTATATCTTTATTAACTGCATCATATTTCTTATCATTCAATAATGCTTCTACATCAGGAAATACCCAATTTAATTCTATAGTATGATTAGTAAATAATGTGAATACTCTTTCTACATCACTGGGACTAATTCCTTCTCTCCAATGAAACTTATCTTCCAAATCATCTAAAACATCTTGCTGGTCTTCTGTTAATGGAAATTCATCACTTCCCGCTTTTACATGTAAAATAGCACTAATAACTCTAGATGCAATTGAATAATCCATTCTTCTAAGATTTCTCTTATGTTTATAAGATTCCAATCCTGGGTATAGATAAGGAATTGGATACTCAGCATCGGCTAACATAGTTGATTTTACTATAAGAGGATTATCAAGTAAAATTTTTGTTTCTCCTGATAAAACTTTAGATACAAATTCTGGATATTGTGTGACTATGGTTTGATATAATTCTATATCTTTAGAACCATCATTATATGTACCTTTATTCTGTAAGAAATTTATCACTTCGTCAGGAACTACTAAGAAATAAGATTCTTCATCAGTAATAAAAGGTCTTTTGATTACTATATCTTGTGCATTTCTTAACCACATACTAGTAGGATAAAGTAAATTATCCAGTCTTTGAATTCCTTTTTCTCTCAATTGTTTTCTATTTAAGTTCGTTAAAGTTATTTCTGGAACTACTAATCCAGTAGTTAAAAACTCTAAAGCAGCCTTTCTTAAAAATCGTATGATGTCTTTCTTTAGAGATTCATATATTTGGTAATCAGTTTTAGGGATACTATTTTCTGGAACAATAATATCATTAATAGCTAGACTAACCATCTTTGTTACCACAGTAGTAGCAATAGGTTCGTGTCTAAAGAAAAATCTACAATCCTTTACAATCTTAACAAAGGTGTCATGGTCTTCAAATGAAAGTTTATCTACTTGATTGGAACCCCATACGCCTATATCACTTGGGTAACTAGACTGTGGCATAAAAAATGTTGCTGATGCTGTCTTTGCTAGTCTATTACTTTTATTATTGTCCATAGTATTCTCCATGTTATTTTAAACTACCCATCTACTTTTAGCTAATCGTTTCTGTTCTTTAGAAAATAGCAATCCTATAACTAACATATAGTATGCCATCATAGCACATAACATAGCTGCTGTATTATGGTCTTCCCCTCGTTTACCACCTTTGGGAGTAAGAGTTTTATATACAACTTCTCCTGTAGGTGTTTTAGTATATGTCATTCTCTCAAGTTCTGTTATCAATTCAAAATCTGTTGAGGAATATATAATTTTATGTGTATTAGTATACTCTTGAAGTAATGATACACTATGAGGTTTGACTTTTACTTTTATTTCCTCTCCTTCTGAGTTTTCGCCTAGACTTATCCAAGCACCAAAGGAAACTGGAAATAATCTTTTAGCATAATTTTTATGAACATAGTTATCATCTTCCAATAGATGTTGTACTAATCCTTTTTCATTACCAACATCTACACCGATAACTTCTGGTCTTCCAAATTTAGTATCTAGATAGTCAATTATTTTTTCTTGAACTGGATATGCAACTTTATAAAAATTAATTCTAGCATGTTCTTTCATTATACCATTTTTCTCATAAAGTATCATGATTGAAGTGGGTTCCGTATATCCTAAGTCAATCCCCATTACTGCTAAATCATGTGGAGGAAGGGGTGGGATGAGTGCCATACGATTTATAATTTCTGTATAAGTATGGTCTATACCAGACATACTAAGTTTATAAGTAGCATATTCAGCTATATTCATTAATCTTCTATCAAATACTGCGAAGGTTGGAGAACCATATCT